AAGATAAATTAGAAATCACCTTAAAAATTACCGATAAAGAAGGAATCATCATCGGTCGCTCGGTCATCCTATTTGGTAAACCAAGATACGTTGCTGGATTATGGAATAACAATTCCGTAGTGTTTGCGACTCTAGAACCAAAGACCTTATCTGAAACCAATGTCCTCATTTACACAATCGAAGAATTAAAAGACTTCGCTAAAGATGGTGACATCAAAGGAATGGTGGAGCTATGAAAGGCTACAAATGGGTCATTAGAGATAGGCAAGGCGAATTAGTCGAGTGGGCATTCCTCACTGGACTAGGGATACCGATGCTAAAGACTGGCGATAAGCCAATCAAATTTGATTCCGAAAAGGACATTAACTCCTATATGAGGAAGAACCACTTGTTCCAATATAACGGTTACAGAAAGGACATCATCAAAGATGAAAGTGAACTTCGTTAGAAAACCGACTCCTTCTGAAATCTATCCTCAAGACGAATTCGTAATCGAAAAGGTGGTCAGAGTTTCAAAGGCTGAATTTGAGGATTTGCTAAAAGAACCGCTCAAGGACAGAGATTACATCAAAGAAAACAAAGACAAGATGTACGAGGACAAAGATGGTTATTGGCACTGCATCTATGTGGTGTGCAAAGGGTTTGATTACGGAATCCTCATTGAAAGCGAAGGAAGTGACTACCCTCGATACACAGCTTACCTTCCAACAGCAGTATTTGATTTGAAATGAAATGCTCTCTATGCGAAAAGCCCATCAAAGGGTATGGGCATAACGGTCAACCATATTGTGAAGGAAAGGTCTGTGATTGGTGTAATAAAAACATTGTGATACCAACGCGAATATTGATGCTTAAAAAGAACAAGGCTCCTAAATAGGAGCTTTTACTTTGTAAAGGAGATAAATGAAATGCTTGATGCAACAATCGAAACAATCTACATGTCGTTTATATCCTTGCTCATCAGCTGGGTAATCGCTATGCCTTTAGGATCCGTTGTTTCTGAAACTCGACCAGGAGGGTTGTTTCCAAATAAAATCATCAATTTCATCCTTAACCGAATTGTGGATATTGGAAGATCCATTCCTTTTATCCTTTTGGTGGTGTTTTTATTTCCATTTACCAGAATGCTGATAGGTACGGCAATAGGGACTAAAGCGATGATAGTGCCGCTTACCATTTGCGCTATTCCATTTGAAGTTAGGTTGATTGAAGAGATTCTTTCCGAAGTTCCTTATTCGATAATTGAAGCTGCCAAAATTGATGGTGCTTCTAATCTAAAGATTATCATCCGAATTAAGTGGGCTTGTAAGGTTCCTTATCTGGTCAATGCTTTAGGAATCACCCTCATCAACATCATCGGCTACTCAGCTATGGCAGGAGTTGTCGGTGGAGGAGGCCTTGGCAATTATGCGATTGTCTATGGCTTTCAAAGGTTCAATTGGGAAATCATCGCCAAATCAGTAATCTTAGTTGTCTTGCTAGTATGCACAATCCAGATAATCAATAACATCTTAGTCCGAGTTTTATTAAGGAGAGTTTTATGCGTAAAACATTAATTTCATTTATCATGCTTGCCTGCTTGCCATTGCTTGCGCTAGCAGGATGCTCTAAGAATAACAAAATTATCACCGTTGGAGCGAGTTCGACTCCTCATGCTCTTATTTTGGAAGAGTGTAAAGATTATGTGAAAAATCAGGGATACTCTTTGGATGTAAAAGTCTTCAATGACTACGTTCTTCCAAATTATGCCTTAGAGAATGAGGAACTTGACGCTAACTATTTCCAGCACAAGCCATATCTAGAAGAATTTAATAGAAGCAATGGCACTCATTTGGTTCCTGTAATGGATGTTCATTTTGAGCCGATGGGAATCTATGCCGGAAAAAGACATAGTCTTGATGGTCTAACTAGTGCAGACAATATACTAGTTCCAAGCGATAAATCGAATTATGAGCGAGCAATGGTCTTATTGTCTGAACATGGTCTAAACAATATACCAGTTACACAAGTTGAAGCTCAGAACATTCCTTTGATGTTAAGCGACTGTTCTTTGGCAGTTATTAATGGCAACTACGCTTTATCAGCTGGAGTGGTGGATAGATGCTTAGTTACAGAAGACAAAGATTCTGATATCGCTAAAAAGATGACCAATGTAATCGCTGTTAAAAACGGGCAAGAAGAATCTCAAAAGGTCCAGGTTTTGATACGAGCCCTAAAGCAAAAGAATATCGAAACTTTTATTAAGGCCAGGTTCGGAGATTCGGTCATCTACATGGGCTGATTTTATTATTTGTCTCTTTAGGAATATATTCCAAAGAGTCTAATAATAGTGTCAAAAACCATGATTTTACCCCTGTTTGAGGGGCTTTTTAATGTCTTTATTCATTACAAAGTAATCAATAAAGGTATTTTTATCACATTTTAAATAAGGACAAAGTCCTTGATAGGAGAAAAGCAATGTTTGAAAAAGTAAATCCGAGTCATCCTGATAAGCTCGCAGATAGAATTGCAGGAGCGATTGTTGATCTCGCTTATAGGGATGTAGAAAACCCAAGAATTGCTGTTGAGGTTTTGTTAGGACATGGCAAATGTCACATCATCGTTGAATCTAGCGAATTATTAGATAATGACGAAATTAGAGCAATCGTAAAAAGAATAGCGGATATCGATGATGTCGAATTCAGATGGTTCAACCAAGATTCTCATTTAAGCAAAAACCAACAAGGAAAAATTAGATGTGGGGACAATGGAATCTTCAAAGGATATCCGACTTCTCCAGAACAGAGGTTCTTGGCTAAAGTCGCTCAAGATATCTATAGATTCCATCCTTACGATGGGAAATACATCGTCGATAATTCCAGACTTATCATCTGCCAAAGCAACGCAAAGAGGGAAGAAATCCAATGCGCATTTAAGAACGCCGAGATTAATCCTATAGGCGATTGGACTGGTGGACCTGATGTTGATAGCGGTGCTACCAATAGAAAACTTGGTTCCGATATGGGAGATGCAGTCACTGGTGGTGGACTCCACGGCAAGGATCTATCCAAAGCCGATGTGAGTGTAAATATCTATGCATTCCTCAAAGCCCAAATTACACAAAGGCCAGTGTATCTATGCTGTGCCATAGGGGATGAGACAATCGATGGCAGACCTTACGAAGAAATCGTCGACATAGCCAGAACCTATATCAAGGCCATCGGTGGTTTCGAGAAGTTCGCGGAATGGGGACTCATCCGATGAGCCAAAGGAAGCGCCTCTGCAACAAGAACTACAAGCCGCTTAAGCTGGAAAGATTCTATAAGTCCGATAGGTGGCACGAAGCCAGAAGGCAAGTCATCCTAAGGGACAAAGGGCTATGCCAAATGTGCGGCGATGTAGGAACGCAGGTGCATCATAAGATTCATCTAAACATTAGGAACGTTGATGATCCAGCTGTTGCTACCAATCCCGATAACCTAGTGCTCCTTTGTGACCACTGTCATAACGAAGTCCATCATCGAGTGGGCAAGCATACTATTTATAAATTCGATAAGGATGGAAACGTGATAAAAAAATAATGAATGGCCCCCGGGGTGAGACTTTGTCTCTTATCTGACAGTACCGTAGCGCCCACCTCAGAAATACGGGAGGCCAAAATTTTCAAAAACCAGATTTTTCTGGAGCCAAAAAACTTTTATAGGAGGTAAGCTGATGAACCAAAAGTCAGTCGACGCCGAATATCAGCGACTCCTGTTATTAGTGAAAGACGTCGACGAAACCAAAAAACAATTATTGGATGAGCTGCTCCACAAAGCGGCTTTTCTTAAGGTCAAGATGGACATTCTTGAAGAGAAGATGAAAAAGGGTGGTGTCACCCAGAAGTCATCAAAAGGAAACGTGAGGATCTCCCAAAGATTCAAAACATACCTAACTTCACTTCAAGCCTACCAGCAAGTCATCAAGACCATAAACGCAATCGCTGGTAAAAACAAAATAGATGAAGATGATGAGTTCGATGAATTCATGAAATCAATCAAAGGAGGCAAATGATGGCTTACGAAATAAATATCTTTGTTAACGCAAACGGCAAGCTTGATTTGGATGTGGATCCATTTGAGATATCCGTGTATCGAGAATCCAAAAGAGTAAAACTCTTGTTTGAGGTCGATGAATCAATCGATAGTACCTATCATTACCTCAAGTTCACTCATAAAAAAGCAACTTATCTTTATCGAGTCAATAACAACGTATTTGAAATCCCTAAAGCAATCACAGCTTATGAGGGCGCTTGGGAGATGTCTTTTATCGCTTGTGATGAAGTCGCAAATAGCGACTCAACAATTACCGCTAATTACATCTATGCTTCTGAACCAGTAGTGGCAACAGTCCTACGAGGCAATTTGGGAATCATCCATCCTTCAGAGGAATTCACTATGCTCTCTCAACTAGTGGAGGGAAGATTCGACCACTTTGAAATACCAGAAGGAGTGAGTTATATCACAACTAACTTCTTGGCGGATGCCACTAATGAATTTACAGTGACTATCCCATATACAGTTACAACCATTAAGGCACATGCTTTTTATCAAAGTGGTTGTACACATATTGAGTTTGAACCTGGTAGCCAACTTGCTACTTTAGAAAACTACGCTCTTTATCGTATTGCCGATTTAGGGGATATCGACTTCCCATCTTCATTGTCAAGCTGGGGACAATATAACTTAAGCGGCTGTGGTAGTGAGATAGTCACCTTTGGTGCTAATTCAAACTTAAGACAATTAACTTCTTATGCATTCTGGAATATTCCAAACCTAAAGAAGCTTTATTTACCAGATAGACTTCAATCATTCACTGGTGGGACAGCTGTAGTAAAAGGATGCCCTCTATTAAACGAGATTTGGTTTCCTAATACGATTAATGTCGCTATTCCTTTAGAGGCGATCCAGGATTGTCCTTTGTTAAGCAAAATCACATTACAAAGTAATTTCAATGTGAATGCGAACTTTGGTAACTGCACATCTTTAACTAGAGAATCAGTCATTCAAATGTTTAGAAACCTCAAAGATTTATCTGGTTCGGCATCAAAGGTCTTGTCACTTCATCAAGTAGTCATTGATAGACTCGAAGAAGGCGACTTAGATATCGCCACAGATAAAAACTGGACTATTGGCGTTGTCGGTGGAGTTGATCCATTAATGGGGAAATCGTTCCATTACGAAAACAGCACAACATCCATCAATATTGACTTCGGGCAAGGAATCGGATGCATTGCTTCTGATTCGTTAGATGCTGCAGTCAACATTACTTACGAATATCTTACTGACACAACTTTCAAAATTACCCTAACAGGTGATTATGTCGAAGATAGATGGGGTGGATATAGACCTGCTCCAGTTGGCGAAAGAATCAACGAAACAGGAATCATCACATTTAGTAGTGGAGAAGTTTCTTCAATCAAGATTAAGACTTATTCCGCTAACAATGTGGGTACAAATAGAACTTTCAGTTTGGTAAGGGAGGAAAATTAACATGGAGATTATTATCGAAAATGGAAGAAGAATCCTGGTCGCTAAAGATGGCAACGTCATCCAAAGCGTCACTGATGGTTCAATATTGGGTAAGAAGCTCATCCTAGGCAAAAAGGACACGGAGAGCCATTATCACGAGATTCCAGTACCTATTAAAGCGGAAGAAGATAGCGCAGAATGAGTTTCTTGCTATCCTATATCAACGAAATTGAGTCAGGCCGCATAATTGCTGGTCAAGAGTTAAAAAGTGTCTTAAACGGCTTAAAAAGCGATTTGAATAATCCACGCTACATTTACGATGAAAAGCCCGGAAAGATAAGAATCGAATTCATTGAGAAGTTTTGTAAGCACACCAAATCTCCATTCAATGGCCAGCCTTTTATCTTAGAACTATGGGAGAAAGCGTTCCTAGAATGTGCCTATGGCTTTAAGATGGCTGACACTGGACTAAGAAGATTCAATGAGGCGTTGCTACTTATCGCTCGTAAAAACGGTAAGACGACGTTCATCGCCGGAATCGATTTATCGGAATTCTTCCTTAGTGATGGTGGAACCGATATCGTATGCGCTTCTAACACTAACGACCAAGCATCTATCTTGTTTGAAGAAATCAATAACATGAGGGAGCAATCTAAAGCACTCTCAAATGAGAAGCGTTCTAGGAAGAATATTTTCTACATCTATTCTCCAAAGAACAAAAACAAGATAAAGAAACTGTCTGCTCAATCTAGGAACAAAGATGGTTATAACATCGAGGTTGGTTGCATCGATGAAGTCCATGAAATGACCGATTCAAAGGTCTATGACGCGATTAAGCAATCTCAATCAACCAAAAAAGAGCCCTTGATATTCATCATTACCACTGAAGGCACAACTGTCGGAGGCTTCTTAGATAACAAACTCGCCTATGTCAGAAAGATGATTAAAGGCGAGATTAAAGATGAAAGAATCCTTCCTTGGCTCTATACCCAAGATTCGATGGAGGAGATCTTCAATGATCCATCCAGCTGGCAAAAAAGCAACCCCTCTTTAGGGAGCATCAAGACGCTGTCTTACTTCGATGACATCATGAACAAAGCCAAGAATGACCTAGGAACGAAAGTAACTATGTTATGCAAGGACTTTAACATCAAACAAATCGAAAGCGGCTCATGGCTAACATTCGATGAACTCAATAATGAAACAAAGTTCAAGATTGATGATATCGCTGATAGCTATGCCATCGGTGGGGTGGATTTATCTTCGACCACTGACTTAACCGCTGCAGTATTGCTTGTCATCAAAAACGGCAAGAAGTATGTCATTCCGCATTTCTTCATGCCTAGCGAACTAGTTCTTAAAAGGGTTGAGGAAGACAAGATTCCTTATGACATCTGGGTGAAGAAAGGGTTCATCACCTTAACTAACGGCAACCAGAATGACTTCTCGAAAGTCACTGAATGGTTCGTTTCTATGGTAAGGAACTATGGCATCCGTCCAATGTGGATCGGTTATGATCCTTGGAACTCCCAATATTGGGTAAAGGAAATGGAGGACGCAGGTTTCACGATGGAGAAAATCCGTCAGGGAATCTACACACTTTCAGAACCGATGAAACAGCTAGAAGGGGACTTAAAGAACAAGCTGGTTATCTATGATAATAACCCTGTCCTCAAGTGGTGCTTTGCTAACACCCAAGCCAAGGTTGACCTTAACGGGAATATTCAACCAAGCAAATTAAATAGCAAATTAAAAAGAATCGATGGATGCGTGGCGCTAATCATCGCCTACGCTGTCCTTACAAGATATAAAACCGATTATGAAAATCTAATAAGTTAGGAGGCCTCTATGGGATTATTCGATATATTCAAGCGAAAGAAAAAAGTAGTGGAACCTATCACTTATGAGACTGGATTCTATCGTTCGACCTTAAATATCTTCTCTGACTTCGGTGACAACATCAACGCAAGCGATGTCGTTAAGATTTGCATCGATAGGATTGCCACTCATTCAGCAAAACTAAAACCTAGATATGTTAAGCAAGAAGATAACGAGACGGTCCAAGAGAAAAAGGGAAACCTAGCATATTTGCTAAAGCATCAACCAAATAATTTGATGACCCCATTTGATTTTATCTATAGGATCGTTACGCTGCTCTACTTGAATAACAATGCGTTTATTTATCCTGAATACGACTACGATACATATGAGCTCAAGGCCTTATGGCCAATAAAGCCTACAAATGTAGAAGCGTTGAAAGATGAAAGCGGAGCGTTGTTTCTCCGTTTTTATTTCTCCAATTCAAAAGGATTCACACTTCCATATGAATCAATCATCCATTTGAGGAGGTTCTTTGGAACTAATGACATCTTCGGAGGAAGTGGAGCGATAAGCGACCATTCAGCTTTGCTTCAGACAATCAAAATCAACGATTCGGTTTTGCAAGGAGTCGATAACGCTGTTAGAAGTAGTTTCCAAATCAAAGGCCTTCTTAAGATTAACGGTATTCTTAACGATAAGGATAAGACAGCCCAGAAGAAGGAATTCGATGAGGCACTAAATCAAGCTACCAAAGATGGTGGCAGTGCCATTGTCCCAGTCGATTTAAAAAGCGAATATGTTCCTCTTAATGTGGATCCTAAACTTATCGATTCGACGACACTCACTTTTTTGCAAAAGAAAATCATCTCTTATTTTGGAGTGTCGGAACCGATATTCGATAACAAATACGATGAAAACCAATATAACGCTTTCTATGAATCCGTTATAGAAGGAATCGCAATCGCTATGAGTGAGGCGTTTTCTAAGGCCTTACTTACAAGAGGGCAATTGGAAAAAGGAGAACAAATAATCTTCTATTCCGAAAGGCTCCAATACGCAAGTTGGAACACTAAGGTCCAGGCGATAGAAAAGCTCATGGGATTAGGAATCCTATCATTAAATGAATCAAGAGCCCTTCTTGGTTTCGAGCCAATCGAAGGCGGACATAAGAGATTGCAGTCTCTCAACTATGTTGATGCTGATAAGGCAACAGAATATCAGTTAGATAAATTCTTTAAAAAACCTAAATCAAAGGAGGAGGTTAGTGAAGATGAATGATAAAGAAACAAGATTCTCATCTATCGAATCTAGAAACGATGAGGAAAACACAGGCAAGATGATAGTGGAAGGCTATGCAATCGTGTTTAATGAGGAAACGCTCATTGGCACTGAAGAACATGGCTTTACCGAAGTCATCGATGCTCAAGCATTAAAAGAAACAAATATGAAGGATGTTCCGTTCAAATATAATCACACGGATACGCACCTTATCTTAGCGAGGACCAGAAATGGTTCTCTTTCTTTAAGTGTCGATGAAAAAGGCCTCAAGATCCATGCCGAACTCATCGATACAACCAGCAACAGGGATATCTTCAAATCCATCGAAGCTGGTCTATTAGACAAGATGTCATTTGCTTTTACTGTTAAAAGTCAAAGCTGGGATAAAAGCGGAAAGCTACCAAAAAGAACCATCACGGCAATTGATAGGCTCTTCGACGTCAGCGTCGTGGACTTGCCGGCCTACGACCAAACTTCTATCCAAGCCAGTGCTCGCTCTTTAGAGATTGCGGATGCAGAACTAAAGTCATTGGAGAATGAAGAGACTCTTGAACGAAGAACAGTGCTAGTCAAAAGACTATCCATTAAAACCAAAATTTAGGAGGAAATTCATTTATGAATCTAGAACTTAGACTCAAGGAAATCAAAGCCCGTTTAGATGAAATCCGCGGACTTATCGATTCCGAAACCGATGTTGAGAAACTCTCTGCTTTAGACAAAGAAGTAGATGAACTCACAAATGAACGAAAAGCAATTGAAAAGAAACTCGCTATGAGGGACAAATTCAATCCTGCTAACGTCATCGAAACAAACAACAAAGAAACCCAAGCCGATTTAGAAGCTCGTGGTAAGGCCTTAAAGGAAGGTAGAACAATCACCGTCACAGCTGATGGAGTTTTACTCCCAGAACATGTCGATGACAAAGTCGCACCTTACCCATTCAGGGAAGTATCCACTTTAGTTGACCAAGTTCACACCGTTAACTTAAAAGGTGGAGAAACCTATAAGAAATCTTTCGTGAAATCTCATGGCACTGGTGGACTTACCGATGAAGGTGATCCATATACCACAGCAGAACCAACCTTTGGTTATTTAACAATCTCCAAAGTTAAAGTTACTGCTTATGCAGAAATCACCGAAGAACTCGAAAAACTCCCTGCCGCTGACTATCAAGGCGAAGTCTTAAAAGGCGTTAACATCGCTCTTCGTAAGAAAATCAGCGAACAAATCCTTCGTGGCGCAGGTACCACAAACACCTTCAAAGGTATCTTCTCTGCTAACTGTGAAGCTCTCGCTGATGCAGTCGATTTAGAAATCTCTAGAATCGATGAAAATACCTTAGATGAAATCGTCTACGCCTATGGCGGTGATGAAGAAGTCGAAGGTGGCTGTGTCCTC